TGTTCTACGGTATGGCCTAAACATATGGGATATGAGGCCACTGATGATGAAGCGGAACTTATTGACGCCTTTACTGACTTCTGGCAGGAACTGACAGTAGCCCCCGGCTTAAAGTATGGAATCGCTCAAATTGAGCGGAGTCCAGACACGGGGAGTCTTCACATACAAGCGTATACCGAATGGGCGCAATCGAAGAGATTGAAAGAGGTGTACAAGATAATGCCATCCAATCTGGATTTCCGTAGGGGCAGCCGTGAGGTGGCCCGTGACTACTGTCGTAAAACGGATTCCAGAGTAAAGGTTCTACCTGAAATTGGAAAATGGCGAAAGGAGAAGGCAGCAGCCGTATCTCCGAAACAACGAGCACTTGCCCATCTGCGGATGGGTCTATCTCCTGCTGAGATATGTGCCATCGACCCTGAATGCTATTTTACGCATTGGAGATCTATCAAGGCAGTTTATGAGTCGTTCTTGATGAAACCTTTAATAGCCGCTGGCGAAGAAGAGTAATTATGGCCCGTAAGTCCTATACTCGTAAATCCTCCCGTGGAGGCAAAATACAACCTGCAGCAATGACATTGTCATTTGCAACACCTGATACTTCGGGTGGTCGATATTATATCGATTTGTCTCAAGCTGCAAGTTTGGCCAATAGGAGATTCTATCGTCAAGGAATTAATTGGGCAGTAGCCGGCATTAAGGTTATTTCAGCAAAATCCGGTACTTTTTCAGTTGGAAAACTGCCAAATTCTTGGGTACTTTCTAACAGTTGGGAGAAATCTTTTCGTGCATGGTAACGTATGAACCGTGAAGCACTTAGCGAATCGGAATCGGTTAAACTACGTTTTTTGGATTTCAAGATTTACGCTGATGCACAGCACCATCAATTTGGATATGGTGCTAATTTAATGCCAGTGTTTTACGCTGGTACTGCTGCTGTTCCTGGTGAATGGGAACCTTCGAAGTTTCAGATTCCAGATACTACTACGGCTTCTGGTGTACAGGATAGGGAAATTGTTGCAGTTGGTGCAAACTACCCCGGTGCAGGTGCAAGTGGATTGAACGCTATTTCACTAATTGAAGGATATGCTGCTTCTCGAGCTCTTCCTGAAATCAATGATCCAAATACCCCTTCGGATGCTCTACGTGTAGATGGAGGTACTCCGCAAAATTGGATTGCTGCAACATTCTCTGATGGTACTCAGCAAACAGATGCTGTCATTACTGACATGGTTACAGAAAACAACCAGGCGCCTTATCCTTACGAGGATGATGGTATTCATACTGATACAATGTATCCTGGTGGAGCCAACCAAATGGTTGGTCTTGAATGGCATGATATCGTACAACTTTACGAATCGAATGCTACTTTTGGTGTTGGTACTCAACGTGTCAAGGGAGGAAATTTCCCTTGTGGTTTAATCGCTATAGATTGGACGCCTGACCAGTCTGCTAACGTTGTTCTGCAAATTGATTTAGTTCCTGGTAATCACCGTGGGTACATGTGTGAACCTATGACGGAGATGTGATTTTATGATTGGAAAAACAACAGCGGATGCAGCCATTACTGCGAGCAAAATCGTGGTCCTCGTTGACCATATTAAGAATAATCGAATTGAGTATCTTGTACTGGTTGCTATTGGGCACCTTGTCGGTGCTACAACCTACCTTACTGAGAAGGCTTCAGGAGTGTGTGCTTAATGCCAAAATACAACTACGGCAAGACCTTCAAGAAAAACGGTAAACTTATGCGTTACCGCTATACAAACAAGCGAAAGTCTACTAAGAAATTGGTAGCAGCGAAGTCTACTAAAAAGCGTACATATAGGAAGCGATTCTGATGTCTGAATCCTGCCCTCGTTGTGGGTCAGGAGATGCACACCGTTGGCATATTCCTCATTATAATGTATGCCACGTGCAATGTATTACATGTGAAATGGAGTGGGTTGAATGACAAGTTATTTTGAAATTAGTGGCCATATTGTCGAGTGTTCGACAGATGATAGCACCTCACTTCCATCGTCTATATCGATGGTTTCAGTAGTCGAGCGACCGGAACGAGGTCGCAATTCGACAATGAACGAGAACTTTAGTTCGAGAACATCGGTTCGCCCTCGTGGTAGATCCGATATCCACAGAGAGACTCAGCGATTTTATTTCGATATGTGGACTATTCCAATTAGGAATGCCAGAGCATCTGATGTTATTGCTCCTATTGGAGCAGGTTTGCGGAATACTAAATTAGGATTGGAAAGGACTTACGAGTTTTACGAGTATCTTTCCGAATGAGGCGAAGCCGAACCAGGGGGGGCACAACCCAACGCTGGCTCGCCGGAGAGCCCCCAGCGTTGGCCATTTGCTCGGTTGTATTATTACCCCCCCCTAGTAAACATTTAACAAAAGGTTTACTGAATTGTGAAGATGGATTGTTAACCTTAACAAGCCTTAAGTATCTGATACACATAGGAGTGTCATGGATGGACAGGACCTACTATGGATTGAATCGCTGCCAACTGCAGCTGTAGCAGAATTGAATGACGTGTTGTGTAAACACTCAATGAATACCGGATATTATCCGGGCAAGACCGAAGAGTCTTGGTGGAAGATTTATGTCGCTATTGTCGACGAACTGCAGTTGAGAAACAAAGTTTGGATGGATGCAAGATGAATCAGCAGAAACGCCACTGGTGTTCTACGGTATGGCCTAAACATATGGGATATGAGGCCACTGATGATGAAGC